AATCCCGGCAAAAAAGTTCTTTACCTTTCCCCAGTGCTTAATCAGAAAATACGCTGCCGTGCCCAGGGCTGCGACTCCGGCAATGATAAGGCCTATCGGGTTGGCATTCATGGCTACGTTGAGGGCCCACTGCGCTGCGGTCCAGGCCTTGGTTGCGCCCACTACCACCCACTGCTTGGCTGCTGCAGCGGCGCTGACAGCTTTCTGTCGCACAATCGCTGCCGCGGATGCCCAGGTGGACTTACTCAAAAGCCACTGCGCAGTTGTCCACGCCTTGGTGGCTGCAGCCCCTATCCTTTGCTTGACGGCTGTTGCTGTGCTAATTGTCTTTTGTTTCAACAACCTTATGTTTGTTTTTATTACTGATGGACGCAATTGATCAAAAGCCGCCTTGCCAAACTGCACAGCGTCCGAAAGCAGGGTCATGCCATAGCGCCCTGCCAAGGCCCCGACTTTAAGACTGACCAGGCCAGCTGCCGCGCCGATAGCCACCTTGGTCAGAAATGGAAATCTGTCCGCCAGATCGGCAACCGTTTCCGCCCCTTTGCCTGCTATGCCCATTACTGTATTAAGCGGGGGCAAAAGTATGGTGCCAAGTCGTGTGCCGAGCTTGGTTACTTGGCCTTGAAAAATCTTCATTTGTGCCTGCGTCGTTTTGATTCGTTCCTCATATTCCGACTGCATGGATCCGGCAAACTTAGATTTGCTGGACACCTCTTCAAACGCTTTGTTCATTTCTTCCATATTCGAAAGCAAGGGGGCAATGACTCCTTGACTTTCCTGGCCGAACAGTTCCTGCAGCATCCCCGGCCGGGCAGCCTCGGGCAGTTCCCTGAGGGCGTTGAACACGGACTTGATCGCGCCCTGGGCATCCTCCTGCATGCGCTGGGCCATTCCTTCTGCGCTGAATCCCAGTTTTTGCAGGGAATCTTTGATTCTTTTCGGGGCTTGGCTCCCCGCGGTCAAGGTATTTGTTAACTTCTTCAATGCCGTGGAACTGCGCTCCGCACCCTGCCCAGAGGTAAGCAGGGTGGCCCCCAAGGCGGCAACCTCTTCATTGGTCAATCCTGCGGATTTGGCAGCAGCTCCCTGGCGCTGAATAACCCGGGAAAGCTCGCCGGCTTCGGCGTTCATGTTGTTGGATAAATGATTGACCGCGTCAGCCAAGCTTTCCGCTTCATCCTGGGCCAATCCCATAGAAGCCCGCCAAGAGGACATTACCTTCCCCGCTTTACGTCCGGAGAGATCAAATGCGGTGCCCATTTTGACCGCTGTTTGCGCAAATTCGGTCATGTCTTTCTTGGCGATTCCGGCCTGGCCGGCAGCGGCAACAATATCCCCTATCCCTGAGGCGGCCATGGGCATACTCGCGGACAAATTGAGCACGTCTTCACGCATGGCCTTAAATTGTTCCGGAGTTTCGAACTCCATAACTTTTTTAACATCCGCCATCACCGACTCGAAATCCATGGCCTGCTTAATGGGCAAAGCCACGGTTGCCCCGGCTGCTGCTGCGCCCATGAATTGACCCTGGATATTTTGGCGGGTCTGCTGGTTCTGCTCGCGCTTTTGTATGCGCGACATGCGCCTTTCCGCCTGGTTGATAGCTGTCCCCAGCTCCTTGTATTGCTGCGCAGCCTGCCCGATTTCCACCCCGTGCTTGTCCGCTTCCCTGGTTGCCTCTCTGAGATTGCGCTGGGTTTCGGATATTTTTCTGTTCAGTTCCCTGTTCCCGTATCCGGCCTGCTGTTGTCGCTTGCGCAATTCCGCCAGCTGCTGGTTGTAATATTGGACATTCCCTGCAGCCAGGCGCTGCTTGTTCATTTGACGGATAGTGGACCCCAGGTCCTGCATCTGTTCCTGGGCATTACCCACCGTCCTGCGAAAAGAGCCCATCGAGGCCCCGATATTAAAATCTACAGAGAATGTCCGTGCCATTTTATTTTTCCTTCTTGGATTCCTGGATCAATTTATGTACATCCGCCTGGTGTTCCAGCAATTCCTCAATAGTTAAGTCCACCCAGTAATTCATTCCTGTTGATGTGGCCATACAAAGGTCTAAACAAATCTTTCGAAGCTGTGGCCAGCTCAGGCTAAAAAATGCGAATAGGCATCCTGCAGTTTTCTATAGTCAGACAAGTCCAGCTCCTCCAGGTCCTCCGGGTTTATGCCGGTCAAGATAGCAAAAAGGTGAACTTCCTGCCCTGCGTCGCTAGAGGCGGCCTCCTGCGCTTTTTTCATGTCCTTTACTTTGGGCCGTCTGCTTATCTGCAGCTGGCTAACCTGCTCACCTTTCACCGTTATTGGATAATCGAGATCGATTGTTTCCGTCATTGCCAAGCTCCTTTATAGTCCCAGGTTTTCGCGGACCTGCGCCAGGTAGTCCACTCCGTTGATAACGCAGATGTAATTGAACTTGTCCAGGACGATGTTGGGTACATTGTCCACCAGCACCGATATCCGAGTTATCTCCAGTTCGGTGGAATTTTCCTGGCTGGATCCCACCTGCAGGCTGCCCAAGCCTATATTCTTGGGGTGCGCAGAGCAGAGCACCTGCAGCGGCACTGTCTTGTACTGGCCCGCGGAGGCGTCGTATTGCTGTATGGATCCGCGCAGATCCAGGGGGTGCGCTCTTTGCTGCGCCAGCAGCATGGCGTTCTGGGTCACGGTCCTCCAGTTGAGGGTCAGGCTCATGGCCCCGAAGTGTCCCAGAATGGGGGCGTCCCCCTCTCCCGCCACGCCCGCTCCGGACACGGTGTCAGTCATGGACTCGAAGCTGGGCAGCTCCACGTCGGAAAGGCCCAACATGTCAAACACCCCTTCCAGGTATACTCTAAAATTTATCAGTTTTTCTGGTACCGGATTGCTCATTTCTTATTCCTCCTTCTTAGCCGAATAGGTTGGAAAGATATTCAGGGTCGTATTCCAAAATAAAGGTGATTTCCCTAGCCGGGCTGGGCGGGGTCACGTACACGTGGAACTTGATTATCCCGTCCATCAGATCGGTTACCTGGTTCTCGCTTTCCTGGAACTCCACCCGGCCGTCCAAAATGAATCCCCTGGCCGCAAGTCCGCTCAGCCAGGTATTGGCGCTTTCGACAATGGTATCTATCAACCTGCGCCTGACCGGATAGTCCACCTTTTGCCAGAATGTCAGGGTCAGCTGGTTGCCTATCCAGTTGAACATCCTGCGGATGGGCAGAAACGCATCCTTTACGTCTGTGACCGACGGATAGGCAGCCGTTCGGTTGCCCCAGCACTTCCAGCCGCCCACGAAATTGAGTGCTGTAATGATCCCGTTGCCGTTCAGGTAGTTGGCTTCACCCGGGCCGAGCCAGACTTCCTTCCCGTTGGCCACTGCGGAATCCATTTGAAAGTTCTTGTTGCTGGGGCTGACAAAGGGAATGCCCTCGTTGTTCTCGTCCACCTGGGCTATCAATCCGGCCAGCTGAGAGCTCATCCAGTAGGTCTTGTCCCCCAGGGCGCAACGTGGCCAGCAGACAATCTGTTGCCGGTCTGTGAAGTTGTTGTCATTCTTGGCCTGCGGGGCGTCGCTGTACTTGGTTACACTCGTGTCGTCCAGATCGATCAGGGCAATGGCCTTGAAATGCTCGTTTATGCCCTCGGACTTTGCGGACATGGTGGCAGCAACGTCCGTATTGTAGGACCACCCGGGGGCAACGATTTGCCCCGGAACCAGTCTAAACTTGGGGAAAATTTCATTGACCAGTTCCAGTCCGGACTTTTCTCCTGTCTCGCTATCCACTCCGCCTATGATGTCATCCGTGGTCAAAGCGCTGGGATCCAGGTGATCATAAGTGACCTGCACCTCTTCCCCCTCGCTAATGGTGCCGTCGCTTACCCGGGTTATTACGCACATCCCATCGTCGTCGAAATCCACGGTGTAATCAGTATCCTTATCGTAGGTGGTACTCCCATCCGAACTGGTGACCGTTATTGTGTCAGTCAGCACCCCTTCATTTTCCAGGGTGATCTCGTCATCGGAAAAGGTTTGCGTCTCATCGGTGACACTGGTGGTGTGGTTTGCAGGATCCAGAACATTCACAAGTACCACGGGCGCGACATTATATTTGCTGAAATACGCATCCAGGAACTCGCACAAGGTAAAGCCGTCCCAGCTGTATTCGGACCATCCAACTGCCTGGACCGCCTCGCTGTAGGTGTATGCGAGTATCGGCTTGTTTACTGGCGGATTATCCACCATATTTACCGGAGCCGCCCCAAATACCACTGGCAGGGAAGCGCTCACCTGCCGGGGAGGCACTATGCTGGTAGACTGTTCTTCAATGTATACGCCATGTCTATAAGTCATTTCCTATCCTCCTATCCAAAATAATTTTTGACTATATGCCTGTATGCCTGGGCTATCCTGCCATGGCCGGACAGGTGCTGCCTGGCCGTGGAGAGTTCGGAGACCGGCACTATCAGGCGGCCTATTTGCGGGTCCTGCTGCTTAAGCTGTTCAACGTGCGCAGGCAGGCCGTTTCTGAAAACAGTGTTGGCGCTCAAGGCGCCTCCAGGCAAAGTTGGCCCAATATAAACTTGCGGTTCGATGCGTTTTGTTTTGTAGTTCTTCTTCTTGGCCATGCTGTCCTCCAATTCTGCGAAAAAATTATCTATATCCCGTTCCATAAACGTCTATCTCCGTTTCTGCCGATTGTAGTACCGTTCTCCGGAATGTACGCCAATTGGCTGTAATTTCCCCTATATAATACGGGTGGGGCTGGTTGCGCTCCTCGTCCTGGCCGGTGGTCCAGGAAAGGGGGAACTGCAGCTCGAAACTTCCGAGAGTTCTCTTTTGCAAGAAATTTGCGCGGATCTTGTCCAGCATATTATGTATGTCGTTGGATCCGCCCTCCTCGTTTTCCGCGGTGTATATCCCGCAGATTATCTGGGTCTGTATGTCCGAATTTTCCTCCCCGTCCTCTCCGGACAAGGACCGGATGACAATAAAAGGGAAATCCTCGTTTGTCTGACCGTGCTTGCGCTTCGGGGGCAGGGCTCCGATAAACAGCCGCGGAGGAATAAAGGCATTGTCCTCTGTTTCATCCTCCACCGCTGGATTCCTGAATGCGGAATCGGCAAACAGGCTCTGCAAATAGTTTCTTATCTCCCGCAAAAGCTGAAAACTCATTTATCTAAGCCCCATTTTGCTCAAAGTGTAGTCGATTTCGTGTTCCAGGTTTTTGGAAAACCTTTCCTCCGCCCCGTTCTCTATTTCCGGAATCGCGTCCACATTGTCCACCATTTGAGGAACTGAAGGCCCGTACAGCTTCTTTATGGGCAGTCTGGAACTTCCCTTTCTCCTAAATATCCCAATTCCCCCCTTGGGGGCAGCAACAAATGACCCCGGAATTTTCTTGCGCACATCCATAACCTTAACCGACACCCCCTGCTTGGGCCTTCTTCCTCCGGGATGCCTGGGCCTGGCCCCGAACCTGTACAAGGAAATGGGGCTACCCTTGGACTGCGCATACGCCATCAAGTCGTTCCGATTGGCATGCTGCACCGTAAAAGACTCTTTCACTTGCCTGGCCTTTACGTTGTACGTTCGCCTGGTGAACTTGCTGGCGTCTGTAGGGATACCCCTTGCTGCCCTGTTCAAGGCTTTGGCCAAAATGGGCCTTGCCTTGTCCCCCAAGCTCTCCAAAACTTTGCGGGCCTTGGTAAGGTCTGTTCCGTCAATCGCCAGATCTATCATGCCAAATCCTTGTTTCTGCTATGCCAAATCTTTAAAAAAGGTTATTTTATAAGTTCCCTTTTGCGGGTTGACTTCCTCCACGATCCAGGGCTCTCCGTCCAGCAACACCTCTTCCCAGGCTACAGGAACCGGATCCAGGTCCTGCTCTCGAAAAGTGTACGTGCGTCTTTGCGTGAGCACTCCGTGTTCTTGCGCATTTTCCTGTCCGGTTTTGGATTGCGTTCTCCTGGACGGAACAGCCGGAACAACAGCCCCGTTAATATCGATCTCTTCCGCCATTTCGTCCGTATTAAAAAATACGTCGTCAATGTCAGCCTTGATCTGTTCCTGCAGGGTCATCGCTAATCCTTTCCTGTATGTTTGTCTTTGTCAGGGCGCTCTGTATCTGATCAGCCTTGATCAGGTACAGAAAGGCAAAATCGAGGTCGTCTGTATTGCCGCTTTCCTCAAAACGTAAAATGTGCGCCTTTGCCTTGCTGCAACAAATCTGTGCTTTGCTATTCAGCAAGCTAATTCCCTTCCTGCTTGTTCGTTTCTTTTTTATTTTTGCCAAACATGGCACCCAGCTTGTCCATCCAGTCCTGTTCCGGCGGGTCAACCACCCCGGAAGCTAAACGCTTGTCGCGGCTGCGCTGCCGAATCTGCACACCCAGGACCTTGAGTCCCATGCCAAACAAAGGCGTCATGGCAGCAATCATCTGGGGCAGCTTGCCTGCAAACTTGATTGCCTCGGGCAGCCCCTTGGATGCTGCGTATCCTATTAATATCAGGATTCCGAAGAACGTTGCGGCCCAGGAAACACCGAACAC